TTGAAGATGCGATTATTATCTATCGTGTCCAACGTGCGCCAGAGCGCAGAGTATTCTACGTTGATGTGGGCAACATGCCTTCACACCTTGCTATGCAGTTTGTGGAGCGTGTTAAAACGGAAATACATCAAAGACGAATCCCATCCAAGACAGGTGGTGGACAAAATGTTATAGACTCAAGTTATAATCCACTGTCAATCAACGAAGATTACTTTTTCCCACAAACTGCTGAAGGACGTGGATCAAAAGTTGAAACACTACCAGGTGGTACTAACTTAGGTGAAATTGATGACCTTAGGTATTTTACTAACAAGTTGGTGCGTGGCTTGCGTATACCTAGTTCCTACTTGCCTACTGGTGCAGACGACGGTGCATCGCAGTATAATGATGGACGAGTAGGCACAGCATACATTCAAGAACTACGTTTTAATAAGTATTGTGAACGCTTGCAAGCAATGGTTGAAGAAGTTTTTAACCAAGAATTTAAATTATATTTAAACAGTAAAGGTGCAAACGTTGACTTTGCAATGTTTGACTTAAAACTAACTCCACCACAAAACTTTGCAAGTTATAGACAAGCTGAACTTGATAACAACAGAATAGGTACATTTACACAAATGGCTGCTATTCCGTATATTTCAAATAGATTTGCAATGAGTAGATTCTTAGGTATGAGCAAAGAAGAAATTGCCGAAAACGAACGTCTATGGCGTGAAGAAAACGATGAAAACTTAATGCCAACGGATGCTGAAGGAAGTGCAGAAATGCGTAGCGCAGGTGTTACTGGAGGCGACTTAGGCGGAGACTTTGGTGGTTTAGAAACAGGATTAGATGATGACTTAGGCGGCATCGACGGCGGCGAAGATACACCACCTGATACTGCCACAGGCGCAGACTTAGGAGCATTAGGCGCTGAAGAACCTGCTACAGATCAAACAATTTAAAAAGGTAAATAATAACATGATACTAAGAGAATTGTTTTATTTTGATGACGACACACTTGAACCTACAGAAAATGATAGGTACAATGCTCAAGATGACATGAGCGTTTTGAAAATGTCTGATAACAGAAAAGCAAAGCTCACTTTAAAAGACATTAATAAAGTGCGTAAAGCAAGCGATATGAAACGCAAAGAACAAGCAGAAGACTTGAACTTTGTGAAACAAATGTACGGTATTGCAGCACAAGCAGCAGCCGCTGGAATTTAATGTCTGAGATAGCCTTTGTGCTTGGCAATGGCACAAGTAGAAAACAAATATCAATACCTCAATTAAAAGATCAAGGAACTGTATATGCTTGTAATGCAGTTTATAGAGAATGTGCGGTTGATCATTTAGTAGCTGTAGATACTAAAATGATTATGGAAATAGCAGATAACGGCTATCATAGGCATCATAAAGTATATACTAATCCAAACAAGTACAGCCAATCTGTAGAAGGGTTAAATTTACTCAATCCTAACAAAGGATGGAGTAGTGGTCCTACAGCATTATGGCTTGCTAGTACACATAAATTTAAAACCATTTACATATTAGGATTTGATTTTTTAGGAGTAGGTGAAGATAATAATAAAGTAAACAATTTATTTGCAGACACAAAAAATTATAAAAGATCAGACGAAAGAGCAACTTATTATGGTAATTGGGTACGGCAAACTACTATGACAATAAACACCAATCCAAGAACTAAATACATTAGGATAACTGAAAACAATAGAGGTTTTGTACCTGATCAATTAAAAGATTTACAAAACTTATATCATCAAACTATACCTGAATTTGTGCAAAAATTCAGCCTAAAAGCACTTCCCGTATAAAAACGGCGTGTTTTTGCCCCATTTTAAGCGTATATTTTAAATAAAGTGTAAATATAATAGACAGCCTTGTAAATTTAAAGGAGAATAACATGACTGAACGCAATAAGTTTGAAGAAATGCTTGAGCGCCTTGTCAATGAAGACAAAGCAGGTGCGGAAGAGCTTTTTCACGAAATCGTGGTAGAAAAATCACGTGACATTTATGAATCACTACTTGAAGATGAAGAAGTTGAAGAAACAACTGACGAAGAAGTAGATGAAGCAACTGATGAAGATCTAGATGAGTCAGATGACGAAGACCTAGACGAAGCAACCGATGAAGAAGTTGACGAATCAGAAGAAGAATTAGACGAAGCAGACGAAGAAGTAGACGAAAGCTTCTTTGATGGTGACGTAGCAGAAGCAGACCCAGTTGATGACATGATGGGTGACATTGAAATGCCAGACATGGGCGATGAGCCAGAAATGGGCGACGAGCCAGAAATGGGCATGGACGACGAAGGTGAAGGCGATGTAGAAGATCGTTTAACAGACATTGAAGACATGCTAGACGAACTAAAAGCAGAATTTGATGCAATGATGGCAGATGGCGACGACGAAGCACCTGCAGATGATGAAATGCCAATGGACATGGATTCAGAAGAAGGTGACGACGACGACGAAGAAGCTGAAGAAGAAGCAATTGCTTTTGAAGACGAAGAAGTTGAAGAAGCAACTGATGACGAAGTAGAAGAGTCAAAAGCACCAAAATCAGCAGGCGAAGTAATGCGTGAATATGTTGACACAGTGTCACCAAAAATGGGCGATACAGGTACTAACGGTACAAAATCAGCTGTAGCAAGTAAAAATGATATGGGTGGTACATCAGCAAATATCGCAGCAGGATCAAAAGATGAAGCAGGCGGCAAAGCAGCAGCACCAAAAGAGGACGACATGGGTAACGTGAACGTTCCAGGTGGTAAAGCAGCTGACATTAAATCAGCACCAGCAGCTAAAGCAGCCGGCGATGCAGCTAATAAAAAATCAACTATTGGCAGCTAAACTGATTAAGGACTGACTGATGAATTTACTAAATGAACATTTGAGTTTCGACCAGGCTAGGATTGTTGTTGAGTCTGCTAACGATGGTAAAGACCTTTACATGAAAGGTATTTGCATTCAAGGCGGAGTACGCAACGCAAATCAGCGTGTTTATCCCGTTAACGAGATTGGCAGGGCTGTCACCACACTCAACGAACAAATTAGTGGTGGCTACTCAGTGTTAGGTGAAGTAGATCATCCTGAAGGACTTAACATTAACTTAGACCGTGTAAGCCATATGATTACAGAAATGTGGATGGATGGTCCAAATGGTTACGGAAAACTTAAAATTTTACCAACTCCAATGGGACAACTAGTTAAAACAATGCTTGAAAGCGGTGTTAAACTAGGTGTCTCATCTAGAGGTAGCGGTAATGTTATGGAAGACGGATCAGGAGAGGTTAGTGATTTTGAAATAATCACCGTGGACGTTGTGGCTCAGCCTAGCGCCCCTGGTGCATATCCTACACCAATTTACGAACATCTTATGAATACCAAGGGTGGTTATAGGGCGTTCCAAACATCAAGGGAAATTCAAGGCGATAAAAAGGCACAAAAATATCTCAAAGAGAGCTTATTAGACATAATAAGCAGGCTCCAGTGAATTAGGAGAAAAACATGATCGATGCACTGAAATCACTCTTTGAAAACACTGCAATTTCAGAAGAAGTACGTTCTGAAATACAAGAAGCTTGGGAAGCAAGAATTAAAGAAAATAAACTTGCTGTAACAGCTGAACTACGTGAAGAATTTGCTAAAAAGTATGAGCATGACAAATCAACTATGGTGGAAGCTGTTGATGCATTAGTTACTGAAAAACTAGCAGAGGAAATCGCAGAATTCCAAGAAGATCGTAAGCAATTAGCTGAAGCAAAAGCAAAATTTGCTGTTGCACAGCGTCAAAATGCTAATCTTCTAAAAGATTTTGTAATGGAATCTTTGAAAAAAGAAGTTACAGAATTACATTCAGATCAAAAAGCAATGGCTGATAAGTTTGTAGCTATGGAACAATTTGTAGTAGAATCACTTGCTAAAGAACTTGCAGAGTTTTACGAAGACAAAAAAGATCTTGCCGAAACAAAAGTACGTCTTGTACGTGAAGGCAAGTCACACATTGAAAAAGTCAAAAAAGACTTTATTTCTAAATCTGCTGAAATGGTATCAGAAATGGTTGGAAAAGGACTTAAAAAAGAAATTTCTCAACTTAAAGAAGATATCGACACAGCAAGACAAAACGACTTTGGTCGTAAAATTTTCGAAGCATTTTCAAATGAGTATACTCATAGCTTGTTAAACGAAAAGTCTGAAACACAAAAACTATTAAAAGTTGTTGATATGAAGACAAAACAAGTTAATGAAGCTCGTGAGGCAGCTAAGAAAGCAATTGAACTAGCTGAAGCACAAGATGTAAAAATCAAACGCATCAACGAGTCAATAAAACGTCAAGAAATTGTTAACGAATTAACTGATCCACTAAATGCGGAACAGAAATCAATAATGAAAGACTTACTGGAATCTGTACAAACTAGCAGACTACAATCTGCGTTTGACAAGTACCTACCGGCAGTAATAGACGGTAAAGGTCCAGCGAAGCAAAAGGCAGTATTAGCAGAGGCAAAAGAAGTAACAGGCAACAGAGAAAACAAAAATGACATACAAGCAGACGACAAAAACGTAATTGATATTCGTCGTTTAGCTGGATTAAATTAAGGAGAAACCAATGTCAGAACTACTAGAAAGTCGCTGGCAAGAGACTAAAACAGCACTTCTTGAAGGCCTACAAGGCAATAAGAAAGCAGTAATGGCTTCAACACTAGAAAATACTCGCAAGTATTTGGCTGAAACCGCAACTGCTGGTGCTACTTCTGCCGGTAACATCGCAACACTTAACCGTGTTATCCTACCAGTAATCAGACGTGTAATGCCGACGGTTATTGCAAACGAACTTGTTGGCGTTCAGCCAATGACTGGTCCAGTTGGTCAGATTCACACACTACGTGTTCGCTATAGCGACACATATGGCTCAGGCGCAAGCGGAGCAGTAGCAGGTGAAGAAGCACTATCACCATTTAAAATTGCAGAAGCATATTCAGGTGCCACAGGTGGTACAGCTGAAGCAACTGCGGCATTAGAAGGTTCAGCTGGTAACCAACTAAGCATCCAGATCTTAAAGCAAACCGTCGAAGCAAAGACACGTAAATTGTCAGCACGTTGGACATTTGAAGCTGCTCAAGACGCTCAATCACAACATGGTATTGACGTTGAAGCAGAGATCATGGCTGCTCTAGCACAAGAAATTACTGCTGAAATTGACCAAGAGGTCCTAGCATCTCTAACATCATTAGCAGGTTCTGCTGCTGATACATACAACCAAGCAGCAGTTTCAGGTACAGCAACATTTGTTGGTGACGAACATGCAGCTCTTGCAGTTCTAATCAACCGTGCATCAAACAGAATTGCTCAGCGTACACGCAGAGGCGCAGGTAACTGGGCTGTTGTTTCACCAACAACACTAACAATTCTACAAAGTGCTACAACTTCAGCGTTTGCTCGTACAACTGAAGGTACATTTGAAGCACCAACTAACACAAAACTAGTTGGTACATTGAATGGTGCAATGAAAGTATATGTAAACACATATGCAGCAAATGATGACGTACTAGTAGGTTATAAGGGTACTTCAGAGTCAGACGCAGCAGCGTTCTACTGCCCATACATCCCACTAATGTCTTCAGGTGTTGTTCTTGATCCAGGCACATTTGAACCAACCGTTTCATTCATGACACGTTATGGTTATGTTGAGCTATCAAACACAGCATCGTCTCTAGGTAACGCAGCTGACTATTTGTCACTAATCGACCTACAGACAAATGCAGCAAGCCTAAGCTTCTCATAAGTTTAGATTTAAAATTAAGAAAAAAGGCCTTACGGGGCCTTTTTTTATGACTTTTTTAAAAAAAAGACTTGACTTTTGTTTTGTTTATGCTATATTAAGTACATAACAAAGACGACGGTCTGAGTTAGATAGTGCAAGGAAACGCTGCTTGGTAGAGGCAGTAACTTGGCTAGTAGTTGTAGTGACAGCGCATGAGCAAGGAGACTTGAAGATGTGTTTTTGGAAGTAACTATCCGATGCTAGGCTTCGCTTTTATGGACAGGATCTACAAAGGCGATTGTTGGTAATCCTTAATCCAACCTATCAATATTATAGAGAAGGTCTGCTATATTTTAGCAGGCCTTTTTTTGTGGACATTATAACCCATTTTTACTAAAAGGATAAATACTTATGTCGAGAGGAGAGCCTCGGGCAGAGGACTTATGCGGGTACCCACCGCGTAGACCTAGAACGTCAAAAAGGAGAAAACAATGGGACGTCCAATTAATAAAAGATATTTCGGAGATCCAGCAGACGCAACTAATATCACAGTACGTGCATATGTAGGCGGCGGGATTGATGAGCAAGCATACATCGTAGACCAAAGAGGTACTAACAAATTTACAGTTTCAAATAACGGTGCAACAGCAACAGCAGTTTGCCGTTTAGTAAACAAAGCAACAGCAAGTATTGCAGCAGGTGAAATGGTAATTGAAGGTTTTGATACCAATGGTGTGCGTAAAGTAATCCAAAAACTATTCAACAGAACAGCAGTAGACTTTGATAACAACCGTTATACATGGGCGTTAGAAGACGATTCAACCGACACTGTATTACGTTTAACTGCTATCTAAGGAGTTAAACAAATATGGCTACTAGTGCTAAAATTGCAAACCTAGGTGTAGATTTATACAAAGTTACCGTTAAAGACGGCGGTAGTATTGATTTTTTCACCGGCGGTGGCGGTGTCAATATCGACGGTGACTTAACTGTAACAGGTGACTTTACTCAAAGATCAACTAACGATCTTGTGATTGAAGACAACTTGATTACACTTAACAACGGCGAAACAGGAAACGGAATTAGTGAAACTACTTCTGGTATTGTTATTGACAGAGGTGTAGCAGTAAGTGGCGATGCTAGATTTTTGTTCGATGAGTCATTACAGTGGTATAATTCCGGTGTAATTGACAGAGAAAATCCTTTCTCAAGTGTTGGTGCATTTGTTTTAAAAACAACAAATAGTGATGCCGCAGGTGAAACTGGCGGACTTGCAGGGTTGTTTACAAACTTTATAGGTACTTTTGACGATAGAGACTTAATTTTGTTAGATGCAACAGTAGGTGATCCTAATGATACTGCATTGGTACGTGTGCCTGATTACTATGAAACACGTCTTTGGGATTATGCTGGTAATGGCGCATTAATTCCTCAAAATAGTAATGTGCCTGGACAACCTCTAAGAAGTACAAATTTTGATAGACAGAGTATTGTTAACGTACAAGGTATGATTGATTATATTACTGCTTATTGGAATTATAATTTTCAAAACAAAATAGTAAGTCCTACTCCAAATGGAGACACTAGAGTTGTAGCAGCAGACTTTGATGAGACTGGTGTTGCAAGCATAGTAAGAATAGATATCGACGGGGCGGAACAAGTTAGAATTTCAGGAATTAAAACACAATTTACTAATCTTGAAATTGAAGGAAATACGATACGTCCACGTTCTACTAATGCAGATTTGATTTTGGAAGGTGATGACGACGGTAGTGTTAAATTAAACACTCCTATGTTGTTTCCTAAGTATGTTGATCCACAACCCGGAGGAACTGATCCAGATGCTCCAGTTGATGGTATTAAATTATACTCAAAAGAAGAAGCAGATGGTGGTACAGGTTTATTTTTTATAAATGAAAACAGCACTCAAGACGAAATTATTAGCAGGAACAAAGCACTACTTTATAGTATTATTTTTTAAGGAAGCATAAAATGGCAATAAACACACAACTTATAGGAGCAACTGACACAACAGTACTCAACGTGCCTGCTGGTAAAAAATATGCTTTGACAACTATATTAGTTTGTAACTATGCTACAACAACAGATTCTGCTAACGATAGTAGTTTTGACATGCATGTGATTAAAGGATCTGGCGGTGTGAAAGGCGATGCAAACAAAGTTCTCAACAACATAGAAATGCCAGCACAAGAGACATTTAGTTTTAATACTGAACGTCTAATTTTAGAAGAAGGTGACAGAGTTGTTCTTATTAGTCCAGACTCTGATAAGTTAAGCGCAATCATTAGTTATTTGGAAGTATAATGGAATATTTAAAGAAGCAGATCTTACATGAAAGAAAAATTGGAGACCGTCAGTTATTAATTAATAATGATGGCACAATTGAACTTAATCCTGGCTCCGGTAAAGTTAAAATTACAGGTGATCTTGAAGTTACAGGTGCAAGTAGTGGTCCTACAGACCCTAATGTGTACTATGTAAGTCTTCAGGGTAGTGATGACAACGACGGACTTGGTGCAGGTCCTGACCGTGCAAAAAGATCTGTAAAAGCAGCAGTTGAAGCAGCACCAGCAGGTGCAACTATTCATGTATCAGCAGGCGACTTTTATGAAAATAACCCTATTACTTTAAAAGAACGTCAAACTGTTAGAGGTGACAGTTTACGTAACACACAACTTTACCCAAATAACCCAACTGAAGATTTCTTCTTTGTAGACAATGCATGTTACATCTTCCAAGTAACATTCCGTGCATTGAGAGATCCAGGTTGGTGTGTGAGAATCAAACCAGGTGCACTTGTAACTGTTTCACCTTATGTACAAAACTGTACAAACATGAACGGTCCGTGGTTGAACGACGGTACTGAATTTATTCCATTCCAAACAGAACAAATTCCAGGCGTACCAGCAGGTGCAAGACCGATTGAAAACGATCCTGCTGTTCCATTTGCAAAACGTGTTAACGAAACAGGCGGCGGTAATGGTATGCTTGTTGATGGTAATGATTACGATCAGCGTTCACTTGTATTTTCAATGGTTGCTGACGCATTTACACAAATTGCACAAGGTGGTATTGGTTTCCACATTACAAACTTTGGTTATACACAGATTGTTAGTTGCTTCTCGGTTTTCACACGTATTGGCTTCTATGCAAGCAAAGGTGGTTATCTAAGTATTTCCAACTCAGTTAGTGACTTTGGTACATATGCTATTATTGCAGACGGTGTTTTTGACGAAGTTTATACAACTGCAAGACCATCACAAAATTATTCAAGTAGAGTTGGTAGTATCACTGTAAACAGTACAGGTAGTGGTTACACTAGTGCTCCTACTGTGGTAATTGATCCTCCTAGTGATCCAAACGGTACTACTGCAACAGGTGTTGCTAGTGTAGACTTAACTAGAGGTGAATTAACTTCGATTACAGTTGTTGATCAAGGTAGTGGTTATACTGATATACCAAATATTACTCTTATAGGAGGCGGATTTACAGTTGCAGGTATTGCAACAGCAAACCTTTTGTCTAACACACAAATTGAAGTTAACAGTTTAAGAGATATTCCACAAACAGGTAGTATTATCCAATTTGACGGTGACCCTATTAAATATTATGTCACTAACACTGAAATATCTACACAACCATTTATATACGACGAAACAGTATGTAGACGTGACGTAAGACGTATCGTTGATGCTGTTATGGGCGATATTACAATGGGTACTAACTATCAAGCAATTGCTGCTGGAAGAAGTTATCTACGTGCAACATCACAAAAAGTTTTATTCCAGCAATTAGAACCTACTATCTACGGTATTGAAGCAGCAAGAGATGAAATTCTTGATAGAATTCCAGACACAAGTCCAACACTTGAACAATTGCGTTACGATGTAATTGAAAATTTTGCTACTATCACAACATTTATTGCAAACGAAGATAGTACAGCAGCACCTGATATTTTCTACAAAACAGAAACAGCAGTAAGTGATGGACACAACTACGCAAAAGATACTCTACTTGTTAACAAAGAATTTATTTTAGAAGAAACACTTGAGTACATTAGAGATCAATTTACTGAATTAAGTTATGATCAAGAAAAATGTGAAAGAGACGTTGGATTATTAGTAGATGCGTTGGTTATTGATGCTGCACTAGGTACAAACTATAACACAATTACCGCAGGTCTTTCTTATTTGAGAGCAAATGCTAATAGAGTTATTGAGCGTCAAAATGCTATTACCTTGGATGCATTTGCAAATGTACAAGCATTGATATTAGCAGATGCAACAGTTGCAGCAACGCCAGTTGTTGTTAGTCGCATTAATGAATTAATGGCAGAGTTTTTTGATATTATCAAAGGCGCTAATTACAACGAAGCAACATGTAGAAGAGACTTAGCATACATTTTAGACAGTGTTGAATACGATGTATTACTAGGCACAAACTACAATGCAATTACATCCGGTTTAAGTTATGATAGAGCACCAAGTGCTTATGTTTTAAGCAACCAATTCCAACAAACTATTAGAAGTATACAAGAAGCAAAAACACAATCTGCAACATATCTAGCAAGTAGTGCAACAGCAGTAACTAGATCAGATGCAGCATACGACGAAATTATTAATTTGCTTCAAGGTGCAGGATTTGATAGTGCAATTTGTAGAAGAGACGTTGGTTTAATTATTGACAGTGTTGCATACGATGCATTGTTAGGCACAAACTTCAACGGTGTATATGCAGGTTTAAGTTATCAAAGAGCGCCAAGCAGTTATACTCTAAGTGCAGAATTCCAACAAACTATTGAATCAATTGAATTGTTAAAAACAGAATCAGCAACATTAGTTGCAGGTGATGCAACAGCAGTTAGCAGATCAAATGCAAGTTATGATGAAATACTAGATATTCTTACAAATGGCACAGGCGCAGCCGATGCATTAGTGTGGACAGATCCTGGTATTGTAACCGAAAGAGCATATGCTAGAACACTATTACAATCAAACAGAGATTTTATTGCAACTGAAGTTACAAATTATATCAACAGTAGTTTTCCAAATTTAGACTATAATCAAACAACTTGTGAACGTGATATTAAATACATTGTTGACGCAGTAAGTTATGATATTCAATACGGTGGCAACAGTGCAACACGCATTGCAGCACAAAGTTATTTCGATGGTGCTTACAGTGTATTACCAAATGCACAAAAAGAGCCAACAGTACAAGCAATGGCCAATCTTGGTTTTGTAATGAGCCAGATTGTGTTAAACAATGTTTCAGGTCAAACAACAAATGCAAACCAAGCAAGCACAACAGAATCTGATGATATTGCTGGGCTAGTACAAATTATTGAAGATGTCATTGATGCAAATACAACTAGCGGAATGCCAAGTTTAGTTAACCCAGATACTACATGGGTAGCATCGGGCATTTCAACAGCAGTAACAGCATTAACTAGTGCAAAAACAACACTACAAAACCAAGTTATTACATATCTAACAGATGACTTGATCACCAATGCAGATGCATTAACATTTACAGATCCTGGTCCAACTTTTGCAAACAAAACATATGCAAGAACATTGTTGCAAGCAAACAGACAATTTATTATAGATGAACTAGATACATGGATTGGAACAAACTATCCTGCATTGGTTTACGATAGTGAAAAATGTAAGCGTGACACTGGATATATCATTGACGGGTTAAGTTTTGACGTACAATATAGTAGTAACTTTGCAACACGCAGAGTAGCAGATGCATATTTTAGTGGAACAGCAAGTCAACTACCAGAAGCACAAAGAGCACCAACAGCAGCAGCATATGCTGAACTTGCAAATATTGTTAGCGACATTGTACAAGAAAATTATGTAGGACAAACACTTACTGGTAATCCTGCAAGTGCTACTGAAGGAACTGAACTAGAAGATTTGGTTCAATATATTGAAGATGTTATTACAAACAATTCATTAAGTGGATTGCCAGCACTGGTTGCACCAACTACTACATGGGTAGCAGCAGGAATCGATAGCGCAGTTGACAATTTAATTGCAAACGAAGATACAATTATTGATGATATTATTTCTTCAATTAATATTTCAATTACTAATGCAGACGATATTAGATATCCTAATCCTCCTGCAATAATTTCAAACAGAGCAAATGCTAAAACTCAAATTTTAGCAAACAAACAATTTATCATGGAGGATGTTGTTCAGTTTGTAAATAACAATTATCCAACACTTGAATACGATCAAGCAAGATGCAGAAGAGATGTAGGTTACATTATTGATGCATTGATTCATGATTTAATTTATGAAGCAAATACTGCTACAATTACAAATGCTAGAAGTTATTATGTAGGAACTGCAAGTCAGTTAGGTACAGGTGAAGCAACTGCAACAGCAGCAGCATATGTACACATGCAAGGTATAATTACTGGAGTAATTTTAGAAAGTGCTCTTACACCACAAGCAGGTAACAATTATACACAAGATATAAGCAACGATGCTGGTACAGCAGTAGAAGCAAATCGTATAAGCAACTTGCTACAGATAATTATCGATGTTATTGAAGCAGGTGACTTAGATGAATTGCCTGGTATTGATGCTGTTTCAACTTCTTGGGTTGACGAAGATATACTTTCTGCAACTACAACCATACAGTCATTACGTAGTTCACTACAAACATCAACTACAGATTATATTTTAACTAACTATCCTGATTTTACATATGATAGAGTTAAATGTAAGAGAGACGTTGGTTTAATTCTCGATGCATTGGTACTTGATACAAAACTAGGAACCAATCATAACGGTTTAGTTGCAGGCTTGGCATACAGACGTGCAACAGCAAGTGTAGTTGATGCACAACAACTTCCAGCAACAATTATTGCGTTAAGAGAAGCAAAAAGACTTACACTAGCCGAAGTTGCAAGTAATGCTACTGTAACAACAAGAATGACAGAAGGTTGGGATAATGTACTTGAAATAATCGAATATGGTACAATACCAAGTGAAGGATATACTTATCCTGCACCTACACCTGCAAGCCAAGCAGAAATTGATGCTGTAAGACAACTACAAGAAAACAAAGACTTCTTGGTTGCTGAAACTATTGCATGGATTAATGACACTTACTTTGTTTACAACAGTGCAACATGTCGTAGAGACAGTGAACTAATACTTAAAGCAGTAACAACTGACTTACAAATGGGTACAAACTATAACAGTGTTACAGCAGGTCTTGCATATTACAATGCAAACGCTGGACTAGTTATAAGCGATCAATTAACAGAAACAGTTAGTGCAGTTACTCAACTTAAAACTGAAGCATTAAGTTATATTACAGATGATGCAGCAAGCACTACAACTGTAGGAAACTTGTTTGACGAAGTAATTGATATTTTGCAAAACGGTGTTGGAAATGCAGATGCATTGACTTTCTCAAATCCGCTTGCAAATGCTAACCGTACAAATGCTAGAACACTAATTCAGTTAAACAGAACGTTTATTGTTAGTGAATTAATCAGTTGGATTAATACAAACTATCCAAGTTTGACATACAATCAAACCAAATGCGAAAGAGATACTGGTTACATTATTGATGCTGTTAGCCATGACGTTCAGTATGAAACTAACCAAGCAATGAGACAAGCATCGTTCCTTTATTTTGAAGGAACTTCGAGTCAGTTACCAGTCGATCAACAACAAGCAACAGCAGCAGCGTATGCACAGTTGGGTGCTATTTTAGAAGATATTGTACAAGAAACTTATGCAGGACAAACAACAAACGGTTCACCTGCAACAGCAGCAGAAGGTACAATTGTTAATAATTTAGTTGCAATTGTTGAAGATGTAATCAAAGCAAATACTACAGCAGTATTACCAGATGAAATTGCACTTGATTTAAGTGGTACAAGTGCAGCAGCAATTGACAGTGCAGAAGACATTTATGTAACAAATAAAATTGCAATTTTAGACGAAGTTATTAACTATATTAATACAAGTTTGAATGGCTTTAGTTACAATGAGGAAGCGTGTAGAAGAGATACAGGTTACATTATTGAGTCAACTAGTTTTGACTTATTGTACGGTGGTAATCTAAGTTCGTTGCAGTCTGCAAGATCTTATTTTGATGCAAATACAAACCAGATTCCAGGCGAAGAAGGTCCTACTGCTCTTGCTCTTGCACATTTAAGAGATACTGCATCAGATGTAATCCAAGGTTCAGCAGTTGTTGTAACACCCGGTAACACTGAAACACAATCACAGATTGGTGGTTTTGGATCAAGTGTTGAAGCAGCAACAAGCGATTCGTTGTTCCAAATTACAATTGATGTAATTACAGCAGGTGATTTAACTGGTACTCCAGGCAACGTGTCTCCAGACTTTAGTTGGGTAGCACCAACAATATCATTAGCAGCAGATGCAGTTGCAACTGCAAATACAACAATTCAACAAAATGTAGTTGACTTTATTACTTCTGATATTATTGGTTTTGAATACGATCAAGCAAAATGTAGAAGAGATACTTCATACATCTTTGATGCTGCACTTTACGATATGCTGTACGGCGGTAACAAACAGACACGTAGAGCAGGTGAAGCATACTACAGTGGTACAATTTTAAGTGGTATTACTACAGTTGGCGATAATGCTGATCAAATAGATATTACAGAATATACATACAAGCACATTGCTCAACTAATGAGCGATATTGCACAAAACAAAACTGTAACAAAATCTCCAACAAATACACTATCACAAACATATGGTACAAATGCAGGTAGTGTCGAAGCAGGACAATCGTTGTACACCAACATTGCTAAGATTGCAGAAGTTATAAAAACATACGATCTTCCAGTTGAAATTGATCACAGTTATGACACACAAGGTATTGCGTTTAACAATTCATACAGAGAAATTGTTCTACAAGATTTACAAGAGATTGAAGATAATGCTATTAAAGCACTTAACTTACAATACGGTGGTGTAGCAGAACTTACCTTATTCCCAGCACTTGTAAGTGTTGACGAAGGTACACTGGGTAACATGCAAAACGTTTCAACTGTAAGTACTTCAGGTCATGCATTTGAATATGTTGGTGCAGGTATTACATATAACGCACTTCCATTCTTTGGCGGTAGTGCTATACAAGAAAACGAGTTTGTAGAAACTAACCAAGGTAAAGTTTTTGCAGGTGGTGTTGTTGACCAAATTGGTAACTTTAGAGTTGGTAACTTCTTTAATGTTAACGCACTTACAGGTGCTATTACACTTAACGCAGAAGAGATTAACCTAAATGGTATTGCAAGTATCGGTCCATTTAAACGCTTTGGTATTCCAGTTGGTGTTGAATTAAAAGAAGTTAGCAACAGTTTTGACTTGTCAAGTTCAACAGGTACAGCAGACCAAAACACTGCTCCTACACAACTTGCAGTTGTAAACTATGTTGAAAACAGATACCTAAACAAATTAACAGGCGGTACTGTTACTGGTGACATTATTCTAAACGGTGACTTTGATGTCAACGGTGATGTTATCAGTACAGACACAGCAGGTGCTTTCAACTTGCTGAATACAACTGCTACAGAAATTCAAGCATTTGGTGATGCTACTGTAATTAACATGGGTGCTGATACAGGTTTAATGACAATTAATCCAGATTTGCTAGTACAAGGATCTTTAACTGTTAACGGTGATATTGTATTCACAGGTGATGTAAGTTTAAGTATTCCAGATGAAAGTATCCAAGCATACAGCATCAGCACTGAAGGTAGTTTAGATTATGTTAGTATCAATACACGTACTAACAATGAAAGAATTACATTTGGTTTTAGACCAACTACATTGTTTGAAAACGACTTAGAAGCAACTGCATTAGGTGATGCATCAGTTGTAATGGACGGTGGTTTAAGTGTTGCTAAAGCATTGATTGTTGGCGGTGATTTTACAATCAACGGCAATGTTACACTAGGTGATGATAGAGCAGTTGATAACATTGATATCAATGGTACAACTGATATTGACTTGCCAGATAACTTAAATGGTGTGTTTAGAATTCACGAAAACATTACCAACTATATGGTAATTGATACAAATGACGATACAGAACTTGTTAAGTTTGGTGTTGTACCAAATGTTATCATTCAAAACCAAGACGATGCAGTAAATCCAAACACAGGTGCTTTACAAGTACTAGGTGGTGTGGGTGTTGCATATGACATTTATGCAGGCGTTGATATCACTGCAAACAGAGATATCATTTCAGAACGTGATGTATATGTAAACGGTTCTAAAATTTCAACTAGAGTAGACAGCGGAACATTTGCTGTTTTCAACGAAAACATTCAAACCATCGAAGCGTTTGGTGCAGCAGACAGTATCTCAATTGGTGCTGCAACTGGTATATTTACAGTTAACAA